CCAAGAACCCTGCATTGCCGAATTCCGACCCGTCATAACTACGGGCCGCGGCATGCAGTAAGTTCATGGAGACATTGCGACTTAATCACATAACCACTAAACGTTTGAGGCATTTTTTGTCTCGGCATCCCAACAGGATGCCAGCGTCTATTGGTGTGATCTTGGCTAGTGCCCGTTCTGAACTTTTCAAACTCTTAGGGCCCTGTCCAGGGCCTCAGGAGTGGGATCGGTTCGTGAACGCGAAGGTGTTTTCTAAGGGTACGATTCAGGGATTAGAGTCTGGGGGCGATGTTAACCCCTATGCTAAACTCTCTGAAAATACTACCCTTACCGGCAGCCGCCGTTGCTTACGACGATTTGGACCAATCCTCATTGAGGGGCGGTACAAGACTCTACTTCGTAGTTACCACCGTAACGGTGGTTTCAACGTTGCAGAGTCTAACTCGTCGAAAGCTACTAGTGTCCCTAAGGATGCTAGCATCGATCGCTTTATAGCTATAGAGCCTATGCTTAATGCAATGGCTCAACAGGGAATTCTTTCAATGCTTGAACCTCTGCTTCGGAAATGGGGAATTAATCTCCATGACCAACGTAGAAATGTTCAACTTGCGAAAGAATCGAGCCTTAAGGGATGTATTCCTGAAGGCCATTCCACCATTGACCTCAGCTCGGCAAGTGATACTATAACGGTTGAACTCGTTAAGTATTTACTACCTAAGCTGTGGTTTGAACTCCTCAATGATGCAAGAACGGATGCCGTAGAGTACGAAGGTGTTTCGCATTTATCCACGTCGTTTTCGACGATGGGCAATGCGTTTACCTTCCCTCTGCAGTGTCTGATCTTTGCATCCCTAACACGAGCTTGCATAAATGCAAGTGACTGTAAGGATAAAGATTGGAGAGTTTACGGTGATGACATCATCATTCCCTCAAGCGCGTCATTGCTCTTGTTGGAAACTCTGAGGTTTGTTGGTTTTATACCCAACAGATCCAAATCGTACATCACAGGATTCTTTCGAGAATCTTGCGGTGGAGATTTTATCAGAGGTGAGGATGTCAGACCGGTCTATCTTAAGGAGGACATTGATTTACTCCATGCGAAACATGGATTCTTCAATAGCCTCCAAAGGAAACAACCGGGGAACCCTGTGCTACCATTCCTGTATGAATCCGTAAAACGCCCTCTCATAGGACCTGCTATAGGTCCTGCCGGCGGGGAAATCACACATTTCGTGTGTCCCAGCTGGTTATTGAGAAGGCGTGGTTGGGCTAAATGGCAACCTGCCATTCAGTCCTACACTTACAGGTATGCTTGTTTGATCGGACACTCTGTTAAGAGGACACGAAAGAACAAGCAAGCCATGTACGCAAGTGCATTGCTTGGTTTTTACGGTAAGCGACACGACATCAGAGGAACGCAACGTTTCTCTGTAGGCGTTCGCTTCACATCCACTCCTTGGATTGAAGCAAACGTCGCCCCACTATGGTACAACGTAACATAGAG